AGAGCAGTAACAATAAGAAATTTTTTAGAAGGATTATTATTTACATTAAAACTTCCAACTAATATTGAAATATATCCTAAGCAAACTGAATTAGGAAAAGACTCAGAAGGTAAATGGAACATGGGTCAATATATCAATCTACCTTATTATAATAAAACAGAAAGAGTAGGTTTTAATTTAGATGGTACTACATTTACATTCGATCAATTTATAGATGTAATTGATTCCAATACATATACAGCAGATCAATTAGAAGAATTTTCTTTAGAACATACTAGAAATTTATTAAATGGTGGTGGAGAAGAATTTAATGATGGACCACCTTGTCTTGCAATATTGACTAAAAATAAATTAACAGATGGTAGAGATAGATTCTTATACAACTATATGGTCTTTGCTAAAAAGAAATATCCAGACGATTGGGAGAAAATGGTTGTTGCAGCACCAGGTAAATACTTCGAACCTGGAGCAAACGGAGTTATCGATTGGACAGAAGATAAAACTAAAAAGAAATTAAAATCCTGGGCAAGAGAAACTAAAGGACATACTTGTAATGAAGATCCAATACAACCAGTATGTATGAAAGCAGAATGTCGTAAAAGAAAATTTGGTTATTTATCAGATAAACAAAGAGTTTTTCCAGCATTATCTGGATTACAAAAGATAACTTATCCTGAACCACAATATACATTTAATGTAACCTTAACAGATGGCCAAACTACAAAAGAAGTTAGAGCAAAAAATATAAAACAAATAATTGAATTAGATAATATCAGAGCAATCATTGGTGCAGCAGCTGATATGATACCACCAAAAATAAAACAAAATGAATTTCAAGATATATTAGATAATTTATTTCCACCTAAATTAACAACACCTCCACCAAAAGGTACTTCACCAGATGAATTGTTAGAAGAGTATTTATTAAAATATTTAAATGGTCCTAAGGCTGGAACATATGCAGCATTTAAAACAGGTGCTGTATTAATAGAAGAGCAACATGCATATTTTTTATACAATAGTTTTTTTGATTCATTAAAAAATAAAGAATGGAAAGATGATAGAGGTAAAACTGCAGAACACATGACAAGATTATTCAATGCTGAATTTGGTCATGGCAAAAGATTTCCAAAGAAAAAAGGTGATAGAGAATCTTATCCACCGGTTTATGTTGTTAAATTATCTTTAGATAAATTCCCTGAGTTACTAGAAGATAAGAAACAACCAGAACAAGTAGTTGAAAACAACTTAGAGAGAAGTAATTTCTAATGATTAAAAAAATATTTGGTCCTCCAGGTACAGGTAAAACAACTACATTATTAGATTTAGTAGATGAATATATTAAAAAAGGTACTGACTTAAATAAAATAGGTTACTTTGCATTTACTAGAAAAGCAGCTAATGAAGCTAAAGATAGAATGTTAGAAAGAAATCCAAAGATAGATAAAAAAGATTTAAGATATTTTCAAACTTTACATTCATTTGCATTTCATACTTTAGGTATGAGTGAAGATAGAGTTATGCAACCTATACACTATGAACAATTAGGTAAAGAATTAAACTTAAGAGTTACCGATGCAGGTGATGAATCAGGTTATTTAAATTTTAATAGTGAGTATTTTAAATTAATTAACAAAGCTAGAGTTAAGAATATATCTGTAGAAGATGAGTTTAATACAAATGAATGGAGTCAAGATGTAGATTATGAAACATTAGGACATATTTACTTAAACTATAATCATTTTAAAGGAGATATTTTGTATGACTTTAACGATATGATTACAAAGTTTGTAGATGAAAAAGAAAAGTGTAAAGAGTTTGATGTTATATTTATAGATGAAGCTCAAGATCTATCTCCAATACAATGGAAGATGTTTGATGTATTTAAAGAAAAAGCTGAAGATATTTATTTAGCTGGAGATGATGACCAAGCTATCTTTGCTTGGGCTGGAGCAGATGTAAAAAGGTTTTTAAATGAACCAGCTGAAGAAGTTGTATTACCAAAATCAAATAGGGTACCTAAGAATATTCAAGAGTTATCTAATATTATTGTAAGTAGAATAGAGACAAGAAAAGAAAAAGAATATCGTGCTAAAGATGGATCTCCAGGTAAAGTAGAACCTATCTATAATATAGAACATATAGATTTAACACAAGGTGAATGGTTGATATTAACTAGAACAACTTATCGTTCTGATGAAATATCCAAACAATTAAAGACAAATAATCTATACTATAAATGTAGATTTGGCAAAAGTTATGACACTAGATTATACAAAGCAATATTGAATTTTAATTTACTTTGTAAAGGTGAGACTATTAGTTTAGCAGATGCAAAAGAAGTACACGAGTATTTACCAGATAGTCCATTCTTTAAATTTAAAGAAGATAAACAGTATTATAATATGGGTGACTTTGGTTATGGTAATGATTCTGTTTGGTACAATATGTTTACTAGAGCTGACCAAGATGAATGTTTTTATATAAGAACAATGTTAGCCAATGAAGAAAAATTATCTAAACCACCAAGAATAGAAGTATCAACTATTCATGCAGCAAAAGGTGGTGAATGTGAAAATGTTATTTTAGTTTTAGACAATGCTAAAAAAATAAGAGACTCTATAGAAAACAATATTGAGAAAGCAGATGAAGAGCATAGAGTTTGGTATGTAGGTGCAACTAGAGCTAAAGAAAATTTATACTTATTGAAACCAAAGAAGGAGCGTTATGGCTATTCTTTGTAGTTTTAAACAGAACGGGATAGAAGGAATGTTGTCTCATGGAGAGTGGCAGCTTCAGGCTTTAACGAGCAGAATTGGTTCGGGGCCTTCAACTCCCAATATTTTTTATTACCCCGTTAAATCAATAACTGCCACATAACTAAAGGAGAAATATGACACATAAAGATGACATGGAAAAATTATTTCCACAAGATAAACAAATAGGCGGAAGTCACTATAAAGACTTTTTTATTCAACCTTATGAATTCATTTCTAAGAACGACTTGAGTTTCTTTCAAGGAAATGTTATTAAATATGTCTGTCGTTATATGAATAAAAACGGCATAGAAGATTTAAAGAAAGTAATTCATTATTGTGAATTAGAAATCAAAAAGATAGAGGATACAAATGGCAAAAGAAAAAGGTAGACAATGGGATGGTCGATCAAGACCTTCTAGTGATTTGTATAAAAAACGTTGGGAAGAAATATTTAAAAAGAAAAAAGAAGAAAAACCAAAACAAGAAAAAAAGGATAAGTAATGAAGATACCTATGTTTACAGCACAAACCGAATGGATTGAACCCGAAGAATTTCCTGACTTAAGATCATATGATGAGATCGCAGTCGACTTAGAGACAAGAGATCCTGACTTAAAAACAAAAGGATCTGGATCTGTTATTGGTAATGGTGAAGTTGTAGGTATAGCTGTAGCTGTTTCTGGTAGAAAATTTTATTTTCCTATTGCTCATGGATCAGGGAGCAACATGGATAGAAAAAAAGTATTAGCATGGTTTGCGGATACTATGGCTTGTCCAGCTATAAAAATATTTCATAATGCAATGTATGACGTATGTTGGATACGTAATTTAGGTATAAAAATCAATGGTTTAATAGTAGATACGATGATTGCAGCAAGTTTGATTGATGAGAATAAATTTGCATATAGTTTGAATGCATTGTCATGGGAATATTTAGGTCATGGTAAAAACGAAGCAGCATTGAATGAAGAAGCAAAGTCTAGAGGATTAGATCCAAAAGCAGATATGTGGAAGTTACCACCAATGTATGTTGGAGCATATGCAGAAAAAGATGCTGAACTAACTTTAGAGTTATGGCAAAAATTTAAATCAGAAATTCTTTTACAGGATATAGAATCTATATTTAATTTAGAAACAGATTTATTTCCATGTCTAGTTGATATGAGATTTAAAGGTGTAAGAGTTGATGCAGATAGAGCTGGACAACTGAAGACTCAATTACAATCTCAAGAAGAAGCTTTATTATTGGATGTAAAAAAAGAAACGGGTATTGAACCACAAATCTGGGCAGCAAGAAGTATTGCAAAAGTATTTGATAAGTTAGGTTTAGAATATTCTGTAACAGAAAAATCACAAGCACCATCTTTCACTAAAAATTTTTTACAAGAACATAGTCATCCTCTGGTACAAAAAATTGCACAAGCAAGAGAGATTAATAAAGCTCATACAACTTTTATAGATACAATTATTAGATATGAACATAAAGGTAGAATTCATGCTGATATAAATCAAATACGATCCGATCAAGGTGGAACAGTAACAGGAAGATTTAGTTATTCTAATCCTAATTTACAGCAGCTTCCAGCAAGGAACAAGGATCTAGGACCTATGATACGATCATTATTCTTACCAGAACAAAATCATACCTGGGGTTGCTTTGACTACTCACAACAAGAACCAAGATTAGTTGTACACTATGCAGCATTACAAAAATTTCCATCTGTCTATGATGTTGTTGATGAATACATTGATAATACAGATACAGACTTTCATAAGACAGTTGCTGAGATGGCTAATATACCTAGATCACAAGCGAAGACTATTAACTTAGGATTGTTTTATGGTATGGGTAAAACTAAACTACAAGCAGAGTTAGGTGTTACTAAAGAAAAAGCAGATGAACTATTTAATATCTATCACAATAGAGTTCCTTTTGTTAAACAGTTGATGAACTCTGTATCTAATAGAGCTCAGAGTCATGGTCAGATAAGAACTTTACTTGGAAGACTATGTAGGTTTCATCTTTGGGAACCGAATATGTTTGGTATGCATAAAGCCTTGCCTCAAGAAGAAGCACTCAGGGAACACGGACCAGGGATCAAAAGAGCTTATACATACAAAGCTTTAAATAAATTAATACAAGGATCGGCTGCAGATATGACTAAAAAAGCTATGGTTGATTTATATAAAGAAGGTATAGTAGCTCATATACAAATTCATGATGAATTAGATTTATCTGTAGAGTCTAAAGAACATTCAGATAAAATTATTGAGATTATGGAAAATGCTGTTAAACTAGAAGTCCCAAATAAAGTTGATTATGAATCAGGTGAAAATTGGGGAGATATTTATGGATAATTATTATGGCTTATTTAAATGCGAACATCCCTCCAATTTATTGCAAGATAAGGAAGGAGTATCTTTATGATCTTAAAGAACATCACAATGAAAGTGAAGATTGCGTTGTATTCGGTTTGGTATCTATATCGGGACGTGCTCTCTTATTTAACATCATGCTACCCAATGGTGCGTGCTTTTGGCGTTTGCCTATCTCAGCGTTTTTCCAAAAATCGTATGATAGAGCCGATGTGCCGGATATGTCGACGGACCAATTACAATTGTGGAACTGTTTTAGTTATTATCCTAGTGTCCATTGCTTTGATTGGTTGGCTGGTATAGATGGAAAATTCATAGGAAAAGATAAAAAATTTTATCATGGACAGTATCTTTTTACTGTTGACTGGGCTCATCCAGAGACTAATATACTTAACACAGAGCATTCTGAAATACCTCAAGAGCATAAGTGTGCGCATATACTGGCTCTTGCTAACGGCAATTATGCAGCTCAGCCTAATAATCGCATTCTGTGGCATGTTAATTCATACACTACTGATAACAGCTGGCCTGACTATAAAGTGCAAAATACAGTTTGGGATGTCGAAACTTCGGACTGGATTACAGAAGATTCTGACAAAATGTTCTATGAAATAGAACCAAAGGAGGACAAATGAATTTTAAATGGGATTTAAAAAAACAGATTGATGAGAAAAGAAAATCTGAATCTGCTACTGCTCAACTTCGTAAAAGAAGTAAAGAGTCTATTGCTAGACCAAAAGCGGAGAAAAATATTACATCTAAAGACCCTAGATTACAAGGAATTTAATGTTAGATAAATTCTTGTATAAGTTTTTTGGTAGTGTTGATAATATTTTTTCATACTTAGAATCTTATTCTATAAGATTAACTGAGTATTTTTGGCATACTAGAGTTAAACTTTTAAAAAAGAAGAGGAGAAAAAATGGCAAAGAAAAAAAATTGCAAAACTTGTAATCATTCCTGTCATTGTTATGGCCAGGGGTATAATTTATCTACAAACAAATGTGATAATTGCATTTGTGATAACTGCACTTGCAAACCTTTAGTGCTAAAAGATGAACCTAAGAAAAAATCCTGGTGGCAAAAATATGTCGACTGGTTATTTGGAGAATAATTATGAAAAAATGTAAACAATGCGATAAGGAATTTAATTCAAAAGATGAATTGGATCTATTTTGTAGTCAAGATTGTAAAGAAGAGGCATTAGCAGAATTAGATTCTGATTCTGATGAATGTTTATCGTGTCAATAAATCATGAAAATAGATTTCAAATGGATTGTAGGATTTATAGGTAGTGCTTTATTTGGTTTGTGTACATGGGTATTAATCTCTATTGTAGA